TGAAGGATAACCTTGAGGAGTCCAATCTTTCTAATGCTAAGCTCGTCTATACAAATCGTGTACTGAATAGTGTATCCTTGAATGAGCGACAAAAAAATAAAATTGTCGAAGCGCTGTCTAACTCACGTACTGTCGAGGAAGTGAAGGTTATTTATGAAACACTTCAAAGCACAGTGGGAACCGCCTCTACCAAGAAGGGTCCACAATCACTGAGCGAAGCTATTAATAGAAAGTCTACCACTCTACCAAGACGCAAAACACAAAGATCAGTTGGTTCCGAGCACGCAGTAAACCGCATGCAGAAACTAGCTGGTATTAAATAAGACAATAACAAGGAGAACAATTTACTATGTCTATTATTAATAAACTGACTGAAGGAATCGTTACTCGCGATGTGTCGAAGGAAGGCGCCGCCCTGCTGGATAAGTGGGAACGCACAGGTCTTCTAGAAGGTCTTGAGACAGCACGAACCAAGGATACTATGGCTCGTCTGCTTGAGAACCAAGCTAGAGAACTACTTCGTGAGGCATCCACCATGGCTGGTGGAGATGTTGAAGGATTTGCCGCTGTTGCATTCCCTATCGTGCGTCGTGTATTCGGTGCCCTCATCGCGAACGATCTCGTATCAGTTCAACCCATGAGTCTGCCAAGTGGACTCATTTTCTTCCTTGACTTTCAACACACGTCTGCTAAGCTTAACGCTTCTGCAGCCGAGTCGCTTTACGGCGGCAACGTTGTCGGTCAGGAAATCACAGGTGGCGTCTCAATTGATGACGCTAGCACTGGTCACGAGCCTTCCCGCCACGGCGAGAAGTCTTTCTATGCCCTGAACCAAGGTTCTAGCTCCCCAACTGGCTCTATCGCTCTCGTCTCTGGCGACGTGAAGGACTCAGGTGAGGGTGTTTTCATGGTTGGCAACTCTGCCCTCACTGATAAGTACCTTCGTTTCGATCCCGATCTTGCATCTGGTTCGTATGCGCAGGTTCTTCACCTGACCCTAACTGACGCTGAGCGTGAGGTAATGGGTCTTGACGGTAGCAACCAAAACCCTGTCGCTTTGAAGATTACCCCTTCTAGTGGTAGCGGTGGATCTCAGGTTCGTCGTCTTTCCAAGGCTTCTGGCTCTATTCTTGAGGTCGTGTTCCACGGAACCGGTTCCTTCGAGAGTCTTGCTGCACAAGCTATGACCCTCGTTCACCCATTGGTGGATGACTTCACTGGTACTGCCGCTGCTGGATCCAATCAGGCTCTCGGCGCTGTTGTTGGTACCGATGATTGGGGCTTGGAAGCAAACGAGGGCATTGCCGAAATCGACATCAAGGTCGATTCGATCAGTGTTACCGCTGTGACCAAGAAGCTCAAGGCTAAGTGGACGCCAGAGTTGGGACAGGATCTTAATGCCTATCACAACCTTGACGCCGAAGTCGAGCTTACCTCAATTCTCTCTGAGCAAATTGCTCTTGAGATTGACCGTGAGATCGTTGAAGATCTCATTAAGGGTGCAACTGCCGGTACTTATTACTGGTCGCGCTCCCCCGGTCTGTTCGTAAAGCGTACAACCGGCGTTGAAATTGGTGCTGCTACTAAGGCTCCCGACTTCACTGGCATTGTCAGTGAGTGGTACGAGACTCTTGTAGAAACCATCAATGATGTGTCGGCTCAGATCCACCGTAAGACTCTACGTGGTGGTGCTAACTTCTTAGTCGTAGGACCAGAAGTTGCCAACATCCTTGAGTTCACTAGTGGATTCCGTGCCAAGATCACCGCCGACGACTCTAAGGGTACTGTCGGTGCTGTCCAAACTGGTAGCATTTCCAAGAAGTGGGACGTTTATGTCGATCCTTACTTCCCAAGGAATGTTGTCCTCGTTGGACGTAAGGGTGGATCTTTCTTAGAGAGCGGTTATGTATACGCTCCTTATGTGCCACTGCAAGTTACTCCCACCATCTTTGGTGTCGAGGACTTCGTGCCACGCAAGGGTGTCATGACTCGCTACGCTAAGAAGATGGTGCGTCCTGATATGTACGGTCTAGTCATCGTCCGCAGTCTCTTAGGAGAGGGTGGATCTAGCTCTTAGAGCAACTAAACCTCCAAAG